GGCGTAGCAACTTGCGCGGCATTGCCAAATGCGGTGGAATTCTGAAAAGTAGGTAGGACTGTGCCACCACTTGGCAAGCCAAGATTAACATTGCGCATAAGTGCATTAAGTCTACGAGTGCGACCACCGTTCCTTTGCTGCTGTGGTAAAGCGACAGGTGTTTGACTCTTGTTCTTAGAAAACAGTGAAGCAATCCAAGGGATGACAGTGGGCAGAAATTTTGCAGCAACAGCCGCAATTGTGCCAAAGTCATTCGCCGCAGCAGGCAAACCATCAGGTCTTGCGTGGTGGATGCCGACAGCCATTTGCAAAGCTTCAGGGTCAGGTAGGGGTAGCATCTTCTGAAAAGACTGTAACGACCCAGTCGATCGTGCTTGTCCTTCAATGCCGGTATAGCCTTTGACAGTGATGTAAGGTGCGCCGATCGCATTGACGACATCACTAGACGCAACGGTCAAACCATCATACATCTGGTAACTCCAAGTAAGATTGTTCCATGGAGTATCAGCAGCACCATTAAAACCGCCAGAAGACGCGGCATTATAGAGTGGTGCAAAGGAGATGGTAGAACCGTTATTGCATCGTATTATGGAAAAGGTACACCCAGCAGGATTCTGGGGGCCAGTAGCACGCGAGTTATCAGCATTTGGTGTCCAAAGTTGGACCGGATCAACCGGTTGTTCAACAGTAAAACCACCAAGTTTAGCTTCACGCTCAATGCCCTTGGGTGATGACACGATGACATCAGCAGGCGTTTCAGGAAGTAGCCCAGCGATAGAATACATTACAGAATTTGGAAGCTGTGCAATTGTGCCAGTTCCGTTAGCCCAATCCCAAACTTGCACGTCATAATCAAAATCAGTGGCCTGCAAAGGTGACACACGCTTGGTGGTCACATTGCGGCCAGATACAACTTCAATGTCAACCGGTTCTTTACCCAGCAACTGACAAACCAAAGCGTCAAACCTCTCACGCTCGTCATCAGTGTTTAAGTCACGCCGTAAAGCGGAAAAACTTGTGTGTAACACATCAGGTTTAAACTTTGCGTCAGCGTTCACACCTTGGTTGTTGAAGCCGGTGGCATTCAAATAAGTTGTAGTGGATTTATAGACAGTGCGCTGTGTGGAAATGTCCTTGACATAATTGTCGAAATTATAACCGACATTTTTCGTCGCAGGCTGGTTGGTGGTAATAGCAGGCATGGTGGAACTGCTGCCCTGGTTAGCAGCTTGCACCCAAGCACTGCCTGTCCAATGGAAGACATAAGAACCAACAAAACCACCAGAAGGTTGCACGAACAAAAGACGACTAGATAAGTTATTTACAGTAGTCGTCGCAGAATCGGGCAATGTGTAGTCAATGCGGACATTGTCAGAACATTTAACCTCAAGGGGGACAAAATTGGGATGTGACGCATCAGGGACACCACAATAACCAGATGGTATGGTCGATGGAGGGTGGGTAACTTTGTTGACATAATCCGTGCCAGCCTGAGTTTGTGAGGCGACACGGACACCGTTAATGGTCATAACGTTATTAGCAGGCTCTGCAGCGGTTGCCATTTCAAATGGTTAAGTAGATGATATAATTAAACAAACAATATATATATATATATAATAAATCAAAGTCAAACAAGTGGAACCTAAGGTAGAAGTGGTTCAACAACATTACCAGCGTACTTGCGTAAATTGTCATGCGACAAAGTCGCGACACCATTCTTAAGAAAAGAATGTATCTGAATGTACTGCTGGGGTGTTAAACGATCTTCGCCATAATGCAAAGAAGCAGCAATAGCGACCTCATTAAGCATTGTTTGACTCACATATGTTTGAGTGGACGAATGGGCTGATCTTTTCGCCTCCGTAAAATGACCTTCATGTTTGTAAACGGAGCCGAACAACTTAGCGGCCCTACGAAACAAGTCATTCGCGGCGAAATGGTCAGTCATAATGAACCCGGCAAATTCACCAACATCTGATGATGTTAATTTAAGTTTGTGTTTGGTGACGGCTAACAAATCTTTACCAACGCGGGTAAGCGTTGCCGATTTGCATTTGTGGG